TGCTTATTGAACACCTAAAAGAAGGTCTGATGTATCAAACATTTGCAGCCGTTGTAGATGTGAATCTTGATACTCTCTACGAATGGGAAAAAAAATATCCTTCGTTTCGAGAAGCAAAGGAAATCGGAAAACCAAAATTTCTTTACTATTGGGAAAAACTCGGTAAGGCAGGAATGGTCGGAAAGATCCCTCACTTTAATGCGACTACTTGGATATTCTCAATGAAAAATCACCATCATTGGTCAAACGATCCTACCAAGTACAACAAACCAAAAGAAAATGAAGAAGTAACTCACGACAAGATTATGAAATATATAGAAGGAAAAGAGTTTTAATAAATCCACATACGATTTGCTTTTATTTCATACGTATCAGATATTCAAGCATCCTTGCTTTTGTATCTTGATATTCTTTCCATGCTTCTTTTTGCGTGGAAGTCCTGTCATCATAAAACCAAAATTTAATAATCATTTTTAAAATCTTTTTCATAGAAAAAACTCCTATTTTTTACGAAATTAGATGCTAATTCCGTACCAAATTATAAGTATCTAGTTTTGTTGGATTCTTCTCGAAAGATTACTCACCGAAGGTGTTAGAAACCTGATCAATTGTAAATTGTTACAAAACTATACATTTTACATTCAAAAATAATGGCTGTAAATTTACCAACCTTATTAACTTAAGAAAGGGCGAAAAGATGAAAAAGTTTGGACTGCTAATCCTACTAGGATTAACACAAACGCAAGTTTACGCGATGGGAGACGGAAGTTTTGGGATTGGTCACTTTGTGCCAAATCAACAATTTAGGGAAAACTTTCAGCGTATGTTAGACGAGCAACGAATGGAACGAGAAAAGCAAGAACAAGAAAAACGTAAAAGACTAGAAGAATCGAATACTTTTACGGACGACGATTACAACGATATTTTAAAAGAAAAAATCGGCGATCTAAAGTCAATAAATGCGATACTTACACGATATAAAGATTCTTTTCGACGATTGCGTGAAGATAATTCTCAAGGCGTCGATCGCGTTCGCGATAAAACACTTAAGATTTTAAAAACAAGAATTTGGGAGTACATACCTAATAAAAATCTAAGAGATCTAGTTAATCATCTTCATCACGATTACGCGCAGTCGGATATTCCAAAGCACGAAAAGCTTTTTCACTTAAGAAATAAAATCACGATCCTAAAAAAGCATTTAGTTTTTTTAAGAGACTACTGCATGAAAAAGAACGAAACGCCTATAGAAGTATTCAATTTTCTTTGGTGGGTAGATTTCGCGTTAGCGATGCATAAGTACAGCAAAGATTGGGACAAGTACAACATGGTTTTAAAAGAATTAGACGAAGGGTTTAACTAATGACAACCATCGAATGGATTGAAGCGTTTTTTAGACTTGATCCACAAGCTTGGAAAAACTTCTTAGCTTACACCGCTGGGTCAGCTACAGCTATTTGCGTATTTGAATTTATAAAAAAAATAATAAACAAACATAAAAAGGATAACAAAAAATGATTACGTCTTTACTTATAACGTCACTACTACTTTCAAACTTTGCAATAGGTAGCCAAGCTCGCTTTCACGATATGTCGGACGAGGATTTTTCTGATTTCGTAGACGCACACTACGATATGTTTGAATCTGTCGTAGAGTTTGTTTCCGAAGGAAATAAATATCAGATACTTTTCGAGCGAGGCGTTGTTGGTGCAGCTACAGGGACAGCGATTAAATACATCAGTGCGCACGCTGGCGCTGCTTACCTAGTCGGAGGAGGTGTTGAGATCGCAAAAGGACTATATACAGACCTTAGAAGCGAAGCAGTTAAAGATCAGAAAATTGAACAAATGGAAAAGCAAATAGAAATGCTAGTAAGGGAAGTAAACGAGCTTAAAAAAAGTATTAACGGAAATAATATTCCGACTCTAGGTGATTTTACGGCCGGTCATGGTCACGAACTGAGAAGTGAAAATACTGGTCGAGACGACATCAGAACGTCCGTTTATGGGTTAAACGGCAGGACTTTTACTACTGACTCTAGAGAAACTGGTCCACATCGTGACGGTTATCGTGAATATAGAGACTCGTCTACTCGTGAAATTAGAGATACGGTTGATAGAATTTACCATGATTCTATGCGCGATCGTAGTAGAGATAACTATGTTGAAAAGAAGTAGACCTATCTTGATTTAACTTCACTACATGCCTCGTATACGAGGTAATTATCCTCGTACCAGCTCTTCGGCATTTTTTGAGAAAAACTTTAATTATTACCTAAAAAACACTTGCCTAAATTCAAAGCGTTAGAAAGAATCTTTCATTATTACAACTTAATTTAAGAGAATCTATCTATGGAATACGCGCCTATTTCTGCTCTTATTGAAGATCCCTCTAACGCAAGAAAACACTCTAAAAAGAATCTAGATGCTATCAAAGGCTCCCTCGCTAAATTCGGCCAACAAAAGCCTATAGTGGTATCCTCGGACAATATCGTAATAGCGGGTAACGGTACGCTAGCTGCAGCGAAGACTTTAGGTTGGGATCAAATAGGTATCATACGATCAAAGCTCACAGGAATCGAAGCTATAGCCTATGCCATAGCTGACAATAGAACGGGTGAGCTAGCAGAATGGGATAACGATGTTTTAAGTAAAACTCTCGAAGGTCTTAAAATAGAAGACTTCGATCTTGGAAGCATTGGCTTTGATGATAAGGATCTTGAAAGACTTTTGAAAGAACATGGTAACTCTGGTTTAACTGCAGATGACGAAATTCCTGATAAAGTTGAAACACGCTGCAAGGTAGGGGATCTTTGGATTCTCGGTGGGCATAAGCTTTTATGTGGTGATAGCACTGATACATTATCCGTGCAAAAGCTTATGAATAATGAAAAAGCTGATATGGTATTCACCGATCCACCTTATAACGTTGCGTATGTAGGAAAAACAAAAGACGCTCTTAAAATCCAAAATGACAAAATGGATGAGGGAAAATTCATTCAATTTTTATCAGACGCTTTTAGCAATATGAGCTCATCTATGAAACGTGGTGGAAGTTTTTATATTGCCCATGCAGATACATTTGGCCTTCATTTCAGACAGGCAGTTAAAGCTGCAGGTCTAACACTAAAACAATGTCTAGTGTGGGTTAAGGATTCTATGGTGATGGGAAGACAAGACTATCATTGGCAACACGAGCCTATCCTTTATGGATGGATGGAGGGACACGCTCATAGCTGGCACACAGATAGAAAACAAACGACTGTTTTAAATTTCCCAAGACCAAAGAAAAGTGAAGAACATCCTACGATGAAGCCTGTTGCTTTGGTTGAATATTTGATCAGCAATAGCTCGAAAAAAGATGATTTGATTCTTGATATTTTCCTTGGATCTGGAACGACGCTCATAGCCTCTGAAAGGCTAGAAAGACGTTGTTTTGGTATTGAAATAGATCCGCATTACTGCGACGTGATTTTAAAAAGGTGGGAAAACTTTACAGGGAAGGAAGCTGTTCTTTTGACGTAAGTTTTGTCTTTATGGATTTGTAAATTTCGTGTGACCTTGGATAGAAGTGTTTTACTAATACCTCGTCAACTCGTAGGAAAACACTTTCTATGCCTTTCTCAGTAACGAATTGAAGGTCGTCCACTTCGTGAACCAATTCCAAACCATCGACTTTACAAAACATAACAGCACCTAATAGGAATTTTTTTTCTTCTTCATTTAAAGTTTCAATTTTAGAATTCATGCTTTTGAAGCCTCAAGATTAACATTTTCCATGCCAAGCGTATTCATGGCGAACGTGTTCGGTAAGACGTTCCATGATTTCGATACAGGCACCATCAAATTCTGTATGGAAGCCAACCTCTGCAGAGATATCTATATCTTCTGGAGTTGCCCACGTCCCGTCTACTTCTCTTTTGGCTTCGACGTAAAAACCAGTTAGTACTTCTCCCACATCGCTACCATCGGCCTTTATGGTCTTAGTACGGTAGGTTTCATGGCCGTCTATAGAAGCTATTAAAGTCTCTGATTCTGCGTCAATGTTTACTAGAATGTTCATGTGAAATCCTTTTTGAAAAGTTCTTATAAAAAAACAGTGAAACCCATACAATGCAATGCTTCTAGGGGTTATTCAAGTTGAATCTATATGAAAACTTTAAAAATCCAAGGTGGAGACTGAATAATCTGTACACAATCGTGAACAAGAGTTCGCATTTATTGACTTTAGATCGCCGATTTTTTCTTTTAAAATATCGTTGTAATCGTCGTCCGTAAAAGTATTCGATTCTTCTAGTCTTTTACGTTTTTCTTGTTCTTGCTTTTCTCGAT